GATAAATTAAAAAAAGTAGAAAGTGAACAGGAAAGAAAAAAACAAATAAAAGAAGAAAGAAACAGAAAACTAAATTCTTAATATTTATATATAAATAGGAGTTATCATGTCAAACACCAAAAAAGTAGTAAGTTTAATTAGAGAAATAGTTAAACAAGAGGTACAAAAAGAAGTTAAAAAGATACTTATTAGTGAAGGGGCTAAGGCTATATCAAATAATATAAATGATGTACCCGAAGTACTATCCAAACCTGTTCCTAAAAAATCTGAAGTCAAAGAAGTAAGTTATACTAAAAACCCAACCTTAAATAAAATACTTAACGAAACTGCACAAAAAGATGAGTTCGCTGAGTATCCAACGATGGGTGGTGGAACTTTTGATAGTACAAAAATGGCTCAGGCTATTGGTTACGGAAATGTGTTAGGCGATGCAGAAAGTAGAAGAAAAATGTCAGCAGTTCAAACTGCTCAATCAGCTGGAGTAGATCCTAACAGTCCAGCAGTTCAAGATGTAATGAGTAACCTAACTAAAGATTACAGTGGTGTAATGAAAGCTTTAAAAAAGAGAGATGGTAAATAATGGGCGTAATATCAAACGATTTAAATGAAGACACTTATATTGGTTTAGAGTTGCCACTAACCCACACACGGGATGGTTTTTTTAAAAGAACCAAAACAGCACTTGAACAGGCTAAATCCAATATCAAAAGTCTTTTGTTGACTAACAAAGGTGAAAGACTAGGAAATCCTACTTTTGGTACAAATCTTCTTTCATTAGTTTTTAGTCAAGAAAACACCGATTTGGAAAGTAGAGTCGAAGAAGAAATACGGGCTTCAATGTCTGAATTTTTACCATTTATTAATATTGTCAGTATCGAAACTAATTTTTCTGATACTAACAAAAATGTCGCTAATGTAACTTTAGAATTTACTCTAAATGTAGATGTAACATCAAAAGATAGTCTTAGTTTAGATTTATCAACTTATCAAAATGTAGGTAGCATTGGTTAACAGGAGAAAGTAAATGCCTTACACAACATCAAAAAAATCAGTTAAAGAAGTCAGATATCTGAATAAAGATTTTACATCTTTCAAAGACAATTTAATTGAATTTTCAAAAATATATTTTCCAAATGCATACAACGATTTTAATGAATCGTCTCCTGGTATGATGTTTATTGAGATGGCATCCTATGTTGGAGATGTTTTATCTTACTATATAGATAATCAGTTCAAAGAATCCTTACTATCATTTGCTGAAGAGAAAAGAACTGTTTACAATATGGCTCAAACTTTTGGTTACAAACCAAAACTATCATCAGCTTCTTCAGTAGATTTAGATGTGTTTCAAACTGTTCCCGCATTATCGTCTGGTACAGGAGGAAGCTACACTACAAAGCCTGATTTAAATTATGCTATGAAATTAAAGTCTGGTATGGAAATAAAATCAGAAACAGGTGTTTCATTTACTACAACAGAAGATTGTAATTTTAAATTCTCAAGCTCTTATGACCCTATGACGATTACAGTATATGAAAGTTCCAATAATGTTCCGGTTACATATCTTCTAAGAAAGGGTGTGAGAGCTTCAAGCGGAACAGTTACAACAGAATTTTTTACATTCAATAATGCTGAAAAATATAAAAGGATTGCATTAGCAAATCAAAATGTATTGGAAATTATATCGTGTACGGATAGTGATGGTAATAGTTGGTATGAAGTTCCTTTCTTAGCTCAAGATACGGTTTTCACAGATATGGAAAACACAGAGAAAAATGATGATGAACTCTACACATATTCCGACCAAGCACCATACTTACTGAAACTTTTGAAAACATCAAGAAGATTTACAACGTTTATAAGAGAAGATGGTAAAACAGAATTAAGATTCGGAGCTGGAACTTCTGATAGTCCTGATGAAGAGATAATACCTAATCCAGATGAAGTTGGTTCTTCTTTACCAGGCTCTCCTACTTACTTAAATACTGCTTTCGATCCATCGAACTTTTTAGCAACCAAAGCATATGGACAAGCACCATCAAATACTCAGTTGACAATCATTTACAGATATGGTGGTGGTATTAACAATAATATAATTGCTAACACATTGAGAAGTATTCAGTCGGCAAATATTGAATTAGATGAAACAGGATTAAATGCCAATTTAGCAGCAACAACAAAAAATTCAATAGCAGTAAATAATCCACAACCTGCTACAGGTGGTCGTTCTGCGGAAAGTATAATTGAAGTTAAGAATAATGCACTAGCTTACTTTCAGGCTCAACAAAGAGCAGTAACAAAGGAAGATTATATTGCAAGAGTTTATGCTCTACCACCAAAGTATGGAAATGTAGCTAAAGCCTACATTGTACAAGACACACAATTAGATAGTCAATCAGGTGCTAATTCTGATAGTAGAATTATTAATCCTTTAGCACTCAATATGTATCTATTGGGTTTTGATGCAAACAAAAAATTAGTTACGGTAAATCAGGCAGTAAAAGAAAACATACAAACTTACTTAACTCAGTTCAGAATGGTTACTGATGCTATCAATATTAAAAACGCATTTGTAATTAATATCGGAGTAAAATTCAATGTATTGACAAAAGTTGGTTACAATAAAGAAGAAGTTGTACTGAAATCTATACAAAGAGTCAAAGATTTCTTTAACATAGATAAGTGGCAAATAGGGCAACCAATTGTTTTAGCTGATTTAGCTTATCAAATATCTTTGGTAGATGGTGTGTCAGCAGTAGTTCCACCTGAAGAAGATAATCCAAATGGACATCCCGTATTGATAACCAACAAATTCAAAGTTGGTAGTGGGTATTCAGGTAATGCTTATGATATTGTTGGTGCTACTAGAGGTGGTGTTGTTTACCCATCATTAGACCCAAGTTGTTTTGAACTAAAATATCCGAATATAGATATTGAGGGTAGGGCTGTAGGAAACTCAACAGGAGGTAACTAATGAATTATTTTGTTTTTTCTGAAATAGATACAACTTTATATCAAGTTAGTGGTAGTGGTAATAGTGGATTGGATGAGATACTAGAAATACAAAAAACTATGAGTGCTGCTGGTGGTAATATAAAAGTTTCACGTATACTGATTAAGTTTGATTTATCAGAAATATCTTCCTCAATAGTAGATGGTACAATCTCAACAGATGCTAAATATTATTTAAACTTATTCGATGCTGGTTCTGAAAACCTAAATGTAAGTCAATCGCTCTTCGCTTATCCTGTCAGCCAAAGTTGGGTTGAAGGACAAGGAACTTTTAACGATGACCCTCAAACTTTAGAGGGAGCTAGCTGGCAATACAGAGATGGTATTACACAGAAAACATTTTGGCTTAGTGGTTCTGAAGCTGCTGTATCATCTTCTGGTGGTGCTTGGCATACAAATGTTTACGCTTCACAATCATTTCAATACGAATCGAAAGATATGAGAATGGATGTTACACCTATCATAAACAAATGGTTAGATGGAACTTATCCTAATAATGGATTCATCGTTAAGAGAAGTGGTAGTTTCGGCAACTTAGATACAAATGTAGAAGAGGGTAATCAAGATAGACTTGGTAATTTTAAGTTCTTTTCTCGACAAACTAACACAATCTATCCACCTAAATTAGAAGTTGAGTGGTACGATACGAAATGGAGTACAGGCTCGTTAAGTCCATTAACATCTACTGATTTAGATGATTTGACAATCTATATGAAAAATCTTAGAGATGAATATAAAGAAAACTCAAAGATAAAATTTAGACTTGTCGGTAGAGCAAAGTACCCAACAAAATCTTTCTCAAATACCTCATCAGCTTATCTTACTGCGAAATACTTACCAAGCGGAAGTAAAGAAAGTATTGGTGGTACTGGCGCATACTATTCGGTAAGGGATGTACAGACTGAAGATGTAATTATACCCTATGGAACTGGCTCACTTATTAGTTGTGACTCGACAGGTAATTATTTCAATCTTTGGATGAATGGTTTACAATCAGAAAGATATTATAAATTTGAATTTAAAGTTGTTAGTGGAAGTAATACGGTAGACGAAACAAATCAGTATTTCGACAATGATTTTATATTCAAAGTCGTGAGATAAAAAATGCCTTACACAAAAGAAGAATTACAAAGTTTGTCTTTTTATACAAATCTTATCAATGAAGACGAACAACAATATTTAGATAAAAAACAAAGACTTGCTCTACAGGCTGCAGCTTCAGGTTCTGCTAACGATGGTGCGTTGATAAGGGATGGATCGAATACTATACTTTTGTTTGAAGACCCATATCAAAACCAAATTTTAGAAGATGAGGCATCAAAAATAGTCTATGATTTAAGAGTCAAAAAACTTAAAACAGGTGAGGGTGATACAATAATAGAAGAAGTTTTGAATAGAAGATTTAGAGAGTTGTAATGGCAAGTAAACTTACAGAAAGAGATAAAAATATTTTAGATGCCAATAATTTTGAAGTTGTTGGAAATAAACCATATGAGGATGGTAAGTGGGGAACTCAAGGGCCAAAAGACTTTGTACATTTACAGATATTTGATGCAAATAATAATCTGATTCAATATGAAAGCTTTGGTGTAAATAGATTTATTACAAATGTTGATAGTGATAAAATTGAGTTTTTTCCTGGCAATCATATACGAAGTTTAGGTTTTGAAAGTGGAACTTTTACGGTAAGATATAACTTTCTAAGAAAACTAGCAGGAGATGAAGCGGCTGTATTAGTTCACACTGTAGACAAAAATGATACAAAAATAGGTGATGTATATACAAATGTTGATAACATCTATATCACAGAGGATGGTATCGTATATGCCGGAACTGAAGAACAATACAGAGATAATCCCACCACAACAGAACAATTAAAAGTAGAAGATTTAAAATATCAAATACATGAGATTTCCCCAAGTCGTACTGAGGTAAGGTTAAGAGCAAAAAATATAAGAAGTTCTTACATTAACGATTTTGTAGATATACAGACACCATATAACTTAGTTGAAGTAACAGAGCTACCTAATCCAAATGGTGATATAGATATTCAGACTCAGATTAATTTTTTAGGAAATTCTTTTGAAACAAAAGTTCTGAACCTCATACCAGGCGATCAGGGATTTTTGTTCACAAATCAAATGATTGGTGGTACTCTGATTATAGATGATGTCTTCAAAGTAGAAGAGATAGATGTTGCTGTTAGGTCAGAAACTAATGTTATACAGAATCCATCGGGAGAAGAAGTTGAGGTTGATGATTTAGGAAATATAGTGAGCTATGGCACTAAAGAGGGTTGGGATGAATCTTTACACGACGATTCTGTACGGGCTTTGAATTGGAGGTCTGGATTCTTAGACTTCGCAGGAGATTATTCAGGGACAGAACACATAGGATATCATGCGAAATGGGTGCAAAGAGAAGGTGTAGCTGGTGGTAATTGTATAAAATTTTCAGATTCCAATGGTTTGTTTGTTGGAGTTGATAATTGGTCTAACAATATAAGTGCTTTCAGAGATATGGAAATGACTCAAATTATGCCAAATCTTTTAGGTGAAGGTGTGAAACACAATGACTTTATCAATATACGGATGGATATCAAAAGTACGGTTGCCGGCAAAGGTGTGGAGATAGGATTAGAATATCCAAACGAATTATTAGAAGAACCACAACCAACTTCACCGCCTGACGGATATTTCGATCCAAACGGTTCTGGAGCTACTGAACCACAACCAACAGAACCACCAGAAGGATATGTTGCAGCTACTCCAGCAGCTGCTGGAGCCATAGAAGACCAACCACCAGCAAGAGAGATTAACCTAAGAGACGTATATGGTCCTACATTACCACCGGTACTCGACTTATCTGTAGGTGATACTACTGAAATTTGGGGTGGAGCGGGCGCTTGGATAATAACAGAAGTACAAGGTACGTTCAATCCAGTTTTTATTTGGGGTGTAAATGAAGATGTGGTTGGAAACTCTATGAATGGAGAGCTAAGTATCGATGGACAGTGGATATGGAATGCAAGTTCAGAAGTTTGGGAAGTCGATCCTGCGATTGCTAATTCTTTAAGTGCGCCTGATGGTTCAACAGGAAAAGAAGGAGCAATAAATTATCATCCATCACAAGAAGTTGGACAGGGTATCGCGTATTACCCAAGAAAAACTACAAGAGGTGAAAATAGTGGATGGCAAACCGTGTGTTCGATGAATAAAAGTGATGGTGAGCCTGATGAAGGTATGAATTTATTATTTAAAGATGATTTGATATGGAAGCAAAAACACGGACAAACTGATTTTGATAAATTTGATTTTGTAAAATTCGATGATTATTTTCCCGCAACCCGTATTGTAAATGTAGATTATTCAGCTGGAGTCCGAAGTTTGTATGATGATATCTTTCAGAATGGATTTATTCAAGCAGTAGATAGAGTTCCAACAAGTGAAGGTAGGGATGGTAATTTGGTGACTAGTGCCAGAGAATGGTATAGGGCTAATGAATTTTTGATATTCTACAACAATGGTGATACTGATGTTAGTGGAAAGCCAAGTGATGACTCAAATAGGTTTTTCTATGCAAAAAGAGGAGAAGTTGGTTCTAACGGCATAATAACAAGACCATCCGATGTTTCAGAAAAAAAAGTACATCTTGTTCGTGATTTAGATGGCGGTATGAATCAGGCTATAATAGATAATGAATTGAAATTTGAAGTTTTTTCAAAAGAAAATGATAGTAATGTTAAGTACTACTTTTACACCGGTGGTTCTCCTAATTTTTCAGGCGAAAAATACTACTCTCTAGTCGATAGTACTAATGGCGGCAATTTATTTAATGATAATCTCGACGGACCTACTGATTTCAAAGCTGGTTTTGGAGATAATACACCTGAAGACATTGATGCTATAATAGGCAAATCTCACGGTTTCGGTAGATATAGATACATCAAAAATAGTGAGGTATGGCGCTCAAAAGGAACAACATCTGATGGTGTTGAATCCTCAACATCAATAAACGATAATTTTTTTAGGTGTGGAGAAGTAGGAAGGGGTGGTTCTGACCTTACCTATGGTGTAAGGAGTCCGGCTGCAGAGAACTTCGGTCGATTTGGTGGAGAACAAGGTGACGGAGATCGTTTAGGAATTGCATTTGTAAGTCCATTTTTAGGTGTTGCAGTACCAAGTAATCAAAATGAGTGGAGACATATTGTATATGATAATGGGCAAGGTGAATACACATTTCCTGACAATCCCCTACAGATAGGCGCACTAAGTCCTTTCGAAGCTTGGAAGTGGAATGGTGAAGTATGGATTGATAATGCTTTGACGCCACCAAGATATAGTAGGGTGATGCCAGACTTTGTTAAGTCGGTGGTTGCGCCCGGAGAAGCAGGCACTTGGGAAACTTTGGAAACATCAATAGAAGTTCCAGCTGACTGGGAGTTAGCACAGACTTGGAATCTTAAAATATTGGGTAGTGGTAAAGGTGCCAACGGTTTGTCTGATGGAACTGTTTGGGTAGACAATGTATTTATGGATTTTACGTTCACCGACCAATCAGAGGTTATAGATGTACTGAAACCCTTTAGGGCACAGATACTTTCTGTAAGTTCAGATGGATTGACAATCAATCTTGATAAAACTTTTAAAGACGCTGCATTAGCAGTTGGTGTTGACGATAATGATCCAAGCACAGGTGTTTACGACTTACCTGTATTTCCAGATACTTTCAAAAACTTTGCTGTTACATTTATAAATCTTAATCCAAAAGATTTAAGGACTTATTTGAAATTTGAAAACGATTTATTTCTAACAACAAATTTCAAACAGGATTTGATTTCTGTTTCAGAATATCCAAACTCTGT